TTTTTCTATCCTTTTTATATTCTCAAAACACCAACGTTTAAGTGTTTTGCAAAGGTTGAAAACGGTGAAATAACCACCAGCAATCCCCTCCTCTCCTTTTATCCTATTGATATATCAAGGGGTTCGGTGGTTTCACCCGTTTTTTACCCGTCAATTTTGAGATTTTGAAAAATGTTTTTGACCTGATGGTCATTTTTTTCTTTTAGACTTTCTATCTGATGAGCGTAAACCTTGAGTGTGATGTTGAGGTTTTCGTGACCCAGCAGCTTGGATACTGATATTAGATCAACGCCCTGCGCTATCAAATAAGAAGCGTAAGTATGTCTTAGCGAGTGATTGGTTAGATTTCTGCCGGTCACTCTTTTTATAACTTTGTTCGTTGCATTGTTTGACGCTCCGAAACAGATACGACTTAGTTTATTATCTTGATAATGATTATCTTTAAAATATTTTAATAATTCCACACTATTGTTATCAATAGGGACCTTCCTGATGGATTGCTCGTTTTTTGTAGGCCTGAAATTTTGAGAAATCGAGTAATCAAAAGTTTTATTAACATCGACATAGCCATTGTCAAAATCAATATCTTTCCATGTCAACCCTTGAGCTTCTGCAAATCGTAAACCTGTTATAGCTATGATATATGTCGTAAGGTATGATGGGTACTTGATTTTTTCCTTAGCAGTCTTGATAAAAGCAAGGTATTCAGATTCCTCCATAAATTTTTCCGATTCTTCTTTGGCGGGTTTTTGCGACCTAACGATGGCTTCATCGGCAAAATTATCCCTAATAATGCCGTCACGAATGGCCATTTTACAAGCACCCTTGATTTGATAATGAAATTTATCCAGAGTTTGTTGGGCTACTTTTTCGCCAAAGTCATTAAGGACTTGCTGATAAAAGGTGTGTGTGATACTCTTGAGCTTCCGAGTCCCGAAATAATGTTCGATGTGCTTAAAGTTCTTAGTATATGTCTGCCACGTCTTTGCGGTAATGTGAGGTCTTTTATATATGTCTGCCCAACGCTTGTTGTAGTCTAAAACAGTAATATCTAAAAGGTCTGCCGTCAGCGTGTTTAAATCAGTTTCTGCTTGCTGGGCGGCAACTTTTGCAAGTGTTTTTGTTTTAAATCCACGTTTTGATTTTTCTCTTTTTTTACCTTGACTGTCACGATAGGTGATGCGATACTCCCACCCGGAATCTAATTTTCGATAAAATGCCATTGTTTTCACCTCATTTTTCTGTTAAAATGGGTACAAGAAAACGAGCCATTTAATGCTTTTTTCTTGTATGGTTTTGCCTTTCACACAAACTTTGGTCGGGGAGTGTGAGAGGCTTTTTTTATTTAAAGAAATTATTAACATTTACGTACTGAGCCTGCGTAAGCTTAGTTTTTAAGGTTTTAACTTCTCCGGTTTGTATATTTCTTAAGGCTACCGTTGCTTTTCCAGGTATTTCTTCAGAAGTGGTTGTGGCAGTAGTGTTAATGGTTCCTTTTTTCTTTCTAGCCCCACCAGTCATTCCACCGACAATGGTTCCAACGCCTGGTGCCAAAACTGTACCTATTGCTGCCCCTCCTAGAACACTACCAGAACGCCCTCTTTGAGTAGTTTTCCCTTTTGTTACTGTTTTTTCAATAATTCGTGAACCATCAAATTGAAGGTTAACAAACTCATAAAGCTCAGGAGTTTCAGAATAAAAACCAATATAATATTTTCCATCTATGGTTTTTCGTATGGCCGTTGGTGTTCCTAGTCCTAAATTTAGGGCAGGGGGTAGTATCATTTTGCTTTCTTGTGAGGCTTTTTTTCTTAGTTCGTTAGCTTTAATTGCACCATCTTTAGCTTTCCCGGCAGCTGCTATGGCAAATCCTTTTAATTTAGTTATATCCATGCTTATCTCCTTAACTAATTAAAAACTCTAATTCTTCCTTGACCATCACTTCGTCAGCGATTGAGGTCAGTTCATATTTTTCCATGAATTGGATGTAGTTGAAATCCTCCATATTATCCCAATACGATAGCTCTTCTTTTAAGAGATGGTGTATCATACATCTATCTGCTTGTAGCTCTGCTTTTTCTTTGTTTAGTTTGTAATAACTCGCAGTATGTTCTCTGTGTCCTAGTTCATGATAGATGACTTTGTGTTTATATATACCGTCAAGATAAGTGTCAATCGCAATGACGTTGTGTTTTTTATTAAACATTCCGGGGGTGTTTGTACCCCTACCGTCAAAGTATACTAAATCGATTCCTTTTTCCTGACAGACTGTTTCTGGTGTCATCATAGAGCAGTCCTCTCTATTTTCTATTTTTGATGCGCGTTTCCAATATAGATGTGATAAGATCTATATCCTCGTCGTTGAGTTCGTGGCCATCGAAGAAGAAAGTTTCTTCTGCATCTTTTTTCAGATCAATTGCGACAGAAGCGTGCCCATCTTGAGCAATCTTAGGATTATCTGTCCTGCCAAGTAAATAGTCGGTAGAAACATTAAAGTAGTTAGCTATTTTTTCTATTGGGTCTGTATTAGCCGTTTTTTTACTTTTTAAATTATAAATATAGTTTTCGCTCAACCCTATATCAGTTGCGACCTTTTGGAGAGATACTCCTCTTTTTTTAGCTAAGGCTTCAATTCTTGAATACACCTCAAACATTGTCATATCAACCTTTCTGAAAGTATGACAAAAAATATTTAACTTTTTCGAGTAAAAATTATTGACTTAGTTCACACGATAGAGTAAAATAGTTTTTGTAAGATAGTTAGTTAGTAAAAAACGAAGTTAAACTTTTTACAAATCTTTTTAAAGTAGTTGGGGAACTGCGCAATATAAAAGAGTTATAAAGGTTATAACTAGGTTTTTCTTATGCCTTCATTTTACATTAACGTGTAAAATAAGTCAACACAAAAATGTTATTTTTTTACTAACTTTCTTACTTACAAAAATAAAACACCACCTAGCTGCTATCTAGATGGTGCTACGGAAATTATTCTGCTCAAACTAATAGCAGTAGTCAACAACACTTCACCGGTATCGTCCCCGGCACTGTAGTTGGAGTAGAAAATGATTCTCGATTTTGATTTCCTATTCTTCGTCGCTTTTGCGAGCGACAGCCAGTTTGCAATTTCTGTGGTCGTCCGGCCAGGACGCCAATGAAGATATAGGAACCCCTATTGAATCTTGCTAGTCAAGTGCGGTAGGCAAAAGGAAAACCTACAAACGAATCCATCTTCTACTGAGACACAGTCTCCTTCAAAAACTCGGACAAATGATACGTCCTCCTTTCATACAAAGGGTATTTACATTATATATTTGTAAGTCGAAAAAATCAAGATGGATACTGTTTGAATCGAGCAGAATAACGTTTCCGTTAAGTTGTTTTAAATAAATCTACTTACTAGAAAGGAGTCTAACGCATGTCAGACAACACAGTCGCTGTTGAAAAAATTAAGAAGTATCTGCTTGACAATAAGCTAAAACAAGTTGACTTAGCAGTTACCTATAATAAAGAACCGCAAGATGTGGCGAATATCTTAGCTGGAAGAAAAAAAGATCCAGCATCAAATCGTTTTGTCTTGAAAGTTATTTCAGATTTGAAAATTAGATAGAAGAGAATTATATGAACCAATTGCTTAACGCAATACTAGAAAGGAACCTTATGACAGACGCAGAAAAACAAAACTATGATGCCCTTTTCATTAATATTTTTGAACGTTTAGAAAAACTGGAGGAAGGCTATGATTTTAGCTCCGTAGCTACAACTACGGGGGTCCAAAATAGCGGCGGTGTTCAATATCGTGAATGCCAAGAAGACGGAACTGTAGTCAAAACAGTATCCAAGAGGAGCTTAGGCTACTGATGATTATATCAAAAAAGTCCGACGGGAATCGGGCTCAACAATAATACTTATGAGGTAATTTTATCATGGATAGCAGATTATTACAAATGCTAGATGAGTTTGAAGCAGGCCTTATTGATCGCAAGGTCAAAGTCATGAAAATGATTAACAATGAAACGGAAACTTATCCGCTAGAACTCAATAAAAAGCAAGTCAGTAAAATGTTTGGGATTGACCCTAAAACATTTGACGCAAGATTTAACAGCCACAAAGATTTCCCACGTATCGAAACGGGAGGTCGGGAAAAATATCCACGAGACTTGGTCATTGAGTGGTATCACAGAAATTGGAGTATAACATGAACAAACTAGAATTATTTTTATTAGCGACAACAATCGTCTTAGCAATCATCGCTAGGGTGCAATATGAAATTATTAAAAAACATAACTCACCCGAGAATAAGCGAAAAATTTTTAGGGAAGTGGCTTTAGAAAACAGCAAGAAATGGAGTGCAGAACGTTATGTCTAAATGGGAATTACAAAAGCAACTGTTGGCTAATGCGACAGATTTTGAGAGTACAGTAGAAGCTCTGTTTGAGTTAAATGAATTGGGTGAAATCTCGGACGAGGAGCTCTTGTTAAATTTGAGAAGTAGCTACAGGAAATACTCAGAGGAAAAACTTTGTATTATTGACAAACTCATTAAGCTTGGAGGTGCAGAACGATGACAACTTTTGAAAAGGTTATTAGTAAGCTTAATCGAATCGAGGGAGAATTAGCTAAACCTGAATCTGAACGACGAGATAATTCATATCACTTGTCCGCCCTGTTGGGTTCTATTAAACAAGATTTAAAATTGATGCTTTGGATTGAGCTGCCTTCGTTAAATAATGTGGAGAAATACGAAGCTCTTTATCAAGGAAATGATTTTAAATTCAGTGAAACTTTCTTAGAGCGTCAAGCGACAAGAAAAGCCTTTTGGAGACGATTAGCTAAGGAAACTTTTAAAGAAGACCAGGATAGGAGGAACTTTGTTAAGTTGGCTGAGAAAGAATTTAAAGGTGCAACTTTGTCATGGCAAGAATTTTTGTGGGGTAAAAAGAAATGAATATTTCAATAAAACTCATAGGTGAAACCCTAGCTGGTTTAAATGATATTTTACGCCAGGGGGGGCTCTCTTGCTCCCAAAACCAAGCCTTAGCAGACGCAGTTTTTATATTAACAGCTTTAAAACAAGTAATTGAGGAGAGAAAATGAACTATTTAGAATATGCACTAGTTTATCTTGAACGTGAGTTAGAAATTATTGATAACGAAGTTATCGAAGTTGAGTTGCCGGGCGGGGATTGGGAGTTTGTGCCTAATCCCTACTACGAGAAAGGTCTACATGATAGCCCACACTATCGTAGTCAGGTTGCTAAAGACATTCTTGATATTAAAGGACTTTTGGGGAGGTGAGGCTATTGATTGCATCAAAAAAGACGGCTTAGGAAACCGTCAACAATTATACACACTTAAATTATAACACAGAAAGAGAGAAACACAATGATTGAAGTAACTTTTAAAGCAGAGAGCATGGCAGGTGTTTTCGATGCTATGCGTGAAGCTCTGGATATGCCGAAGACAGTAACCAAGGATGTTGTTGAAGAAAAACCAGCTCCTAAAAAGAAAGAAGAGTCTGTAACTTTGACATTAGCTGATATTAAGAAAATGGCTAAAGCCAAGGTTGAAGAAGGGAAGTCAAAGGACATCAAGGAAGTCTTGAAAGAGATGAACGTCGCAAAAGTTGGTGAACTTGAAGAATACCAGTTTGCGGAGTTTGTTGAGAAGTTGGAGGCTCTCTAATGCCAGTAGAAAATCACGCACTACTGTCTGCTTCTAGTGCTCACAGATGGCTCTATTGCCCTATGTTACCTAGACTGGAAGCAGACTATCCTAGCCGCGACACCGTATACACTCAAGAGGGCACAAGCGCCCACGAGCTTTCTGAAATCAAACTGATGTACAAGTCTGGTAAAATCACCAAGCGTAAATTTAACACGTTAACCAAGACTTTTAAGGAAAACTCAGACTTCTACAACGAAGAGATGGAAGAGATGACGGAGCTTTACACAGATATTGTTATGGAGCACCTAAATGCTTATGAGAACGCCGAAATTGAACTTGAAAAACGGGTTGATTTTAGCGACTGGGTGCCTGGCGGTTTTGGGACTTCGGATGTCGTCATTTTGGCGGATGGAGTCATTGAAATTATTGATCTTAAGTATGGTAAGGGCATGCCTGTGTCTGCTAATCAAAACCCGCAGATGGGACTGTACGCTCTAGGAGCTTATGCTTCCTACGATATGGTCTATGACTTTGACCGTATCAAGATGACTATCATTCAGCCGCGTTTAGATTCGGTTAGTTCTGTTGACATTTATGTAGAGGAGCTTCTCTATTGGGCGGATAATATTGTCTTGCCTATGGCCGCTCAAGCAGACGCAGGTATTGGCGACTGGAACCTAAGTGAAAAAGTATTGCAGTGGTCTCCTGTCGCAGCTAAATTGGTGCCAAGAGCGCAAGAAAACTGGGAATTAATTGATAAATATGACTATCAGGAGCCTGTCTATTTATCTGATGAAGCCGTCGCAGAGATCCTTGACAAAGCCTCAGCTATCAAGAAGTGGGTTGAGTCAGTTGAAGCCTATGCCTTGAAAGAAGCACTCTCAGGAAAAGAAGTTCCAGGCTATAAGATTGTCGAAGGTAGAAGTAATCGAGTTATCACTGATAAAGACAAAGCAATTGATATTTTACAAGATAACGGCTTTGACGATGAGATTTTTAAACCGAAAGAGCTGTTAGCAATGGGAGCCCTTGAAAAGTTAATAGGTAAAACCACTTTTGCTGATTTATTAGCAGAAGTAATTGATAAACCACAGGGCAAACCTGTACTTGTCCCTGAAAAGGATAAGCGCCCAGCAATAAACAGTTTAGAACAAGCAATTAAAGATTTTGAATAGGAGAAAAATAATTATGACAACAACACCAAACACAACTAAAGTAGTGACCGGAAAAGTACGCCTAAGCTATGTAGCTTTACTAGAGCCTAAAGCCTTTGAAGGCCAAGAGGCTAAGTATTCAACAGTTATCTTAATTCCAAAAACAGACAAAGTCACAATCAAGAAAATTAAAGACGCGCAGAAGCTGCTTATGAGGCTGCCAAGGACAATAAACTCAAAGGGGTTAAATGGGAGCGCGTTAAGACAACGCTTCGTGACGGTGACGAGGAAATGGATACCGAAGAGCACCCAGAGTACGCTGGTCACATGTTCATGTCAATCTCAAGCAAAACTAAACCGCAGATCATTGACAAGTATAAAAACTCTGTTGATTCCGCAGAAGAAGTCTACTCTGGCGTCTATGCTCGTGTATCACTTAATGCCTATGCTTACAACACGGCGGGAAATAAAGGGATCTCTTGCGGATTAAACAACGTCCAAATTGTTGCTAAAGGAGACTACCTTGGCGGACGTTCGTCAGCTGATGCAGATTTTGACGAGTGGAACGAAGAAGAGGACGAAGACGATATTTTATAGTAGAGAGCCTCTTTAGAGGCTCCTCATTTTTAAAGGAGAGGTATGAGACATTTAAATATTGATATTGAAACCTATAGTTCGAATGACATCAAAAATGGGGTTTACAAGTACGCTGACGCTGAAGATTTTGAGATTTTACTTTTCGCTTACTCTATAGATGGCGGAGAAGTAGAGTGCCTTGATTTGACAAGGCAGTCTCTACCTGAAGACATCAAAGATATGTTATTTGATGATAAAGTCCGAAAGCACGCCTTTAATGCCCAATTCGAAAGAGTTTGTCTCAGTCGTTACCTCGGCCTACCTTACTATCTAGATCCTTGCCAATGGCAATGCACCATGGTGCTGGCCCAAGAGTTGGGTCTGCCTTCAAGCTTGGAAAAGTGTGCGCTGTATTTAAAATTAGCACAGGAAAAAGATACCTCGGGTAAAAACTTAATCAGATACTTTTCCCTGCCTTGCAAACCAAGTAAAACTAACGGTGGGAGAACTAGAAATTTACCAGAACACGCCCCCGAAAAGTGGCAAATGTTTATTGACTACTGTATCCAAGACGTTGTTGTTGAGATGGCAATCGCCGAAAAACTAGAATCAGTTCCTGTGCACGACCGCGAATGGGACTACTACGCCTGCGACCAGAGAATCAACGACAGAGGCGTGGCACTTGATAAAGAGTTAGTTGCTTCGGCTTTGTATTGTAAAGATGTTAAGATGGAAAGTTTGTCTGGTGAGCTAAAAGCCATAACAGGACTTGCTAACCCAAACAGTAGAGCTCAGTTGCTACCGTGGCTAAAAGAACACGGTTATTCGGCTAACGGGCTGACTAAAGCAGATGTTGAACAGGAACTTAAGACGGCTGAAGGAGAACTTAAGAGAGTCTTAGAACTTAAACTACAAACCGCTATGTCAAGTCTAAAAAAATATGAAGCTATGGAAAGAGCTATGTGCTCAGACGGACGAGTTCATGGGCTACTTCAGTTTTACGGGGCTAGCCGGACAGGAAGATGGGCGGGCAGAGTTGTCCAAGTACAGAATTTAGCTAGGAATTATATAAAGGATCTAGATGATGCCAGGGAGTATGTTAAAAAGCGTGACATTGATGCTGTGGAGATTTTATACGATAGCCTTAATGACACTCTAAAGCAGCTCGTGCGAACCGCTCTCGTGGCTAAAGATGGCTGTACCTTCTATGTCTCTGACTTCTCAGCGATTGAGGCTAGGGTGATTGCATGGTTTGCTGGAGAGCAGTGGAGGCTTGACGTGTTTTCGACGCACGGGAAAATCTACGAGGCGTCTGCCAGTCAGATGTTCGGAATTCCAATTGAGGAGATTGACAAGGAACTACGCCAAAAGGGCAAAATTTCAGAGTTAGCACTTGGCTATCAAGGAGGTCCTGGAGCGCTTAAGCAGATGGGGGCTCTAAATATGGGAGTCAAGGAAGAGGAGCTTCAAGGGTTAGTTGATGACTGGCGCAGGGCCAATAAGAAAATCGTCCAATTTTGGAAAGACGTACAAAGAGCCGCCATCAAAGCCATCAAATCGAGAGCACCGATAAAACTTGGAAAACTACGATTTAGATACCGGAAAGGTTTCCTCTTTATAACATTGCCTAGCGGTAGGAACTTAGCTTATGCAAGAGCCAAGGTTGAGCCAGGCGACTATGGAGACAAAATCATCTATGAGGGCCAAGGAGATAAGGCATACTTCACAGCGCAAGAGACTTATGGCGGTAAGCTTGTCGAAAATATCGTTCAGGCGACGGCTAGGGATATTCTAGCCGAAGCGCTTCTGAGAATTGAAGCTGCAGGCTATGGTGTTGTTTTCCACGTTCATGATGAGGCTATTATCGAAGGCTCAGGCCTGACAATCGAAGAGGTTAATGATTTGATGGCTCAGGCTCCTGAATGGGCGGAGGGTCTTCCTTTAAATAGCGAAGGCTATGTAACAAAGTATTATATGAAGGATTAGATAGATGAAGCAAGAAAAACTAATAGTAAAGTCTTCTCCCCTGCAAGAGCTTCATATCGCAACAGGTAGTTCGCGAACAGCTAAGACATGGAAAAATATCACGCTAACTTGGCAGGAGCTGGTTGAGAGGTTAGAGAAACCTACAGTCACCCAAGAGACGTTTGCGGAGTACCAGAAGATGTCTCGAGCAGAAAAAGGGCAAGCAAAAGACGTAGGGGGCTTTGTCGGTGGATGGCTAAAGCAAGGTAAGCGGAAAAATGAAAACGTTCAAAGTAGGTCCTTGGTTGCGCTTGACGCAGATAGCCCAAGTAAAGATTTCTTAGATAGGCTAGACCTGCTTGCGGATTATGCCTACGTACTCTACAGTACTCACAGCCACTCAAAAAAAGCTGCTAAGTACCGTCTTATTATCCCTACTGACCGTTTAATGATGCCTGATGAATATGAGCCAGTCGCTAGATATTTGGCTAACCAACTAGGCATGTCAAACTTTGATGACACGACTTATCAAAGCGTGCGCTTGATGTTCTGGCCGAGTCACTCAAGAGATGCAGACTTTACGTTTAAATATAACGACGAGGCTTTTCTGAGTGTTGATGAGGTGCTTGATACATACCCGGACTGGCATGACTCAAGCTTCTGGCCAGAAAGCCCGACGCACGCTGTTAAAAGACAGCGTGAAGCTAAAAAACAAGGTGACCCGCTTAGTAAAAAAGGACTTATTGGAGCCTTTTGTCGTAACTATGACATTAGACAGGCCATTGCAACATTCTTACCTGAGGTTTATGAAGAAGGAACGACTCCTGATAGGTACACCTACACTGATGGCTCAACCGCAAACGGCTTAGTTATCTATGATGATGTCTTCGCTTATAGCCATCGACGGGACAGATCCCGTGGGGGATACGCTTGTAAATGCATACGACCTTGTTCGTATCCATAAATTCGGAGAGCAAGATAGCGAGGCTAAAGATAATACTCCTACTAATAAGCTACCATCAAGCAAAGCGATGAATGCTTTTGTCTGTGACTTACCCGAAATTAAAGATTATCTAATGGCGGAGGCTTTAGGCGATTTCGATGAAGAGTTACCAGTCGAAGATGACAGAAGCTGGCTTGAAATTGATGAGAGGGGCGAACCGGAGGTCAATAGTTATTTGCTAGCAACGCAGATTATTAAGGAGGTTCCGATTTATTGGGATGGCTTAGAATTTTTACGCTACGACGCTAAAAAAGGCATCTGGTTGCCAAACGCTGAGGAATATTTGAAGAGTTATATCTCAACTAAGAAACTCGGTAAAATCACTAAGATTAGGCACATTAGCGAAACCATTGTAGCGATTAAAGCACAGGCTTTCTCAAGCGAAGTGTTTACCGAGAGTGATCTTAACAAGATAGTGCTAGTAAATGGAGTCTATGACCTGAGGGATAACAGCTTTAAGACTAAGTTTGATCCAGAATTGCATGCCAGGTCAAGCCATCCCGTTGCCTATGCCCCCGAGGCGGCCTGTGAAACCTTTGAGGGTTTTCTTAGGGAGACCGTCGGAGCTGAAAATATAGATTTCATCTTTGAGTGGTTTGGCTATAACTTTTATCGTGAATACACTATTCAAAAAATGCTATTCATCTATGGCAGCGGCGGTACGGGTAAATCAACACTGATTAATATTTTACGTGAAATGATAGGTGCTGATAATTATTCAGCCGTGACACTGCAGTACCTGATGCAAGAACGCTTTGCAAAAATCGGCTTATATCGTAAGACAGCCAACTTCGATACCGATGCTAAACCTCAATACTTAGCAGATGGCGCAACGCTTAAAATGTTGACTGGGGAAGATACGATACACGCAGACCGGAAAAACAAAGAGCCTATTAATTTTTACAATTACGCCAAGCTGTCTTTTGCCATGAATGAGCTCCCACCTATGCGAGATTTCAGTGGAGGACTTAAGCGCCGCATGATGATCCTTGAGATGGATAAGGTATTAACGCAGGAGGTTAAGGCAAAATACCCACTAGATAAGATTATGAGTGAGGTGCCTGGTATCTTTAACAGAGCGATGGAGGGGCTTAGAAATGCCTTAAGTAAGAGAGATTTCAGTATTAGTGCCAGCATGAGGTCAAGTGTCGAGAAATGGGAAAAAGGCAACGATGTCGTGGCCATGTTCCTTGAAGACGAGTGTGAACTTGGTGAAGACTTCAAAGTTCCTGTTAGGGACGTCTACCCAGCCTATAAATTCTATTGTCAGGATTCAGGCTACAAACCTTTAGCTAGGAATTCGTTTACGCAAAGGATGAATGAACTGAATTTTGAAAATAAGAACGCAAAAATGGGGGGCAAGACCGTAAGATGTTGGATAGGTTTTAGGATAAAAGGAGAATTTTAAAGGGTTACGTTTTTCAATAAAAAAGGTAAACAGGAGACATAAGGTTACGTAGTTACGCAGAATTCAGACTGATAAAAAATTTTATAAGTTGAAAAAAAACGTAACTACATAACTTTCCTGAAAAAACTTTCCTGTTTAAGTCGATTTACATAACTAACGCAACTTTTATGCAACCTCAAAAAACCTTTCATAGCAATAGTTTAGACCCTAAGGTTATGTAGTTATGTTTTTTCTTCTATTAACTTAAATATAAATATAAAAAATAAATATATATAAAATAAGGCATATATAAAACACGTATATAAAAAAGAATTAATAAGTTGAAAAAAAACGTAACCCTGACCTTTATTGACCAAAGGAGGAAAGATGAGGACTGAAAAAGATATTGAAAATTATTTGAAAAAGAAAACAAAAGGGCTGTGTTTAAAATTTACCAGTCCAGGGACGATAGGAGTACCTGACAGAATTGTTGTCATGAATACGGGAACCTTTTTTGTAGAGGTCAAAGCGCCAGGCAAAAAACCAAGACCCAGCCAAGTTGCCATGCACAAAAAAATAAAAGAGGCTGGGCAGCACGTTTGGGTTGTTGACTCCTACGAATCAGTGGACATGGCCTTAAAAGAAATGGAGAACTGGGTGTGAGACTGCACGAGTACCAAGAATACGCTAAGACATGGATAGTAGAGCACCCTTATTGCGGCCTTTTACTTGACATGGGCCTTGGTAAAACGCTGACAACACTATCGGCGATAGATGAGATTCAAAATATTTTTTCCGAGGATCATAAGATTTTAATCGTAGCCCCTAAAAAAGTGGCGGAAGAAACGTGGCCTACGGAGATTGAGAAATGGCATTTTGATTTCACCTACTCTAAAGTTTTGGGGAGCGAGGGAAAACGAATTGAGGCGTTAGAAACAGAAGCTGATATCTATTTGATTAATCGTGAGAATGTTACTTGGCTTGTTGAATACTACAAGACTAAATGGCCGTTTACCTTTGTTGTTATTGATGAGCTGTCAAGCTTTAAGTCTAGTAAGTCAAAACGGTTTAGGGCTTTGCGAAAAGTTAGACCGAAAGTCCAACGCCTTGTAGGACTAACAGGAACCCCAGCGCCTAACAGTTTGATTGATTTGTGGCCGCAGATTTATCTGATGGACAGAGGCGACAGGCTTGAGACTAGCCAGACTCGATTTAAAGACAAGTATTTTGTTCCTGATAAGCGTAATGGTCCAATCGTGTATAGCTGGACACTTAGGGATGGTGCAGAAGCAGAAATCTATAACAAGATTGAGGATATCTGTGTCAGCATGAAAGCTAAAGACTATCTCAAGTTACCGCCGCGAACCAACAACGTTGTATCAGTTAAGTTATCTAATATGAAAGCTTACAAACAGCTTGAAGCTGATTTGGTGTTGGAGTTTAAGGATAAGGAAATATCTGCGGCTAACTCTGCGGTTTTGGTCAATAAATTACTCCAAATGGCCAATGGCGCTATCTATGATGCTGATAAAACGACAGTTGCTATACACGATGACAAACTTGACGCGCTTGAGGACATAGTAGAAGAAAGCCAAGGCCAGCCAATCTTAGTTTTTTATCAGTATCAACATGATCTTGAAAGACTTAAGAAACGATTCCCTCAGGCTGAAGAGTTGACGTCAGTTGACAAGTGGAATTCTGGAAGAATACCAATTCTTCTGTGTCACCCTCAATCAGCTGGGCATGGGCTTAATCTACAAAAAGGCGGGCATATTATTGTTTGGTTTGGGCTAACGTGGAGTCTTGAATATTATCAGCAAGCTAATGCCAGATTAGATAGACAAGGGCAGACAGAACCCGTTATTGTGCACCACATTGTTGCAGAAAATACAGTTGATGAAAAAGTACTTAGGATTTTACAAGGCAAAGAAAAAAATCAGAACGCCTTACTTGAAGCAGTTAAGGCGCAGTTAGGGGTCTAGATGAAAAAAGAATATGTCGTTAGAATCTACACGGGTAGAGAAAAGAATTTTGAGGCAAAACCTCAGTTTGAAGAGAAAACCTTTACGCGAAAAGCAGACATGTTGAGGTTTTGGGATTCTTGCGAAGCAGCAGTTAAAGAAAAATATACTAGGGAGTGGAAAAAATGACAAAACAAGAACTAATTGAAGAAATAGAAGATGAAATCAATGACATAGATCTTTTGATTGACGATTACCAATACGAAATTGACGAATTAGAACGAGATATAGACGAATTAGATACTCAAAAAGATATTTTGAAGCGTAAATTAGATAACCTGTTAGAAAGCGTGGAATGATGACTGAACAACAGATGATTGATTGCCTGCTTTATGAGTTAGCAAAAAAAGACAAAGCAATCAAAAATAAAAGCATCATTATCGCTGTACTAACAGCTGTGCTGTGTCTCGTGTCTGTTTTAAGCATCGCACTGCAAAACCACTACGAACCACAAATTACAGGTTTACAGTCACAATTACGCAGGACGCAGTATCAGCTTAAGCGAGCTAGCGAGGATAGAGCTAGACAGACAAAACGGATTGCAGAATTGACTGGAAATGGGGGATGATTATGTTGCTAATTGACGAAGTAAAAAAATGTGAATCATCTTATGAGATATTTAGTAAACCAGTTGTACTAAGTAGAGATTTATATATTTTTTGGAGGATAGGAGATGAGGATGGACAATAACACAGCAGCTGTTTTGACACTGCTAATACTATTTTTACCTTTTATTATTGGAAGTTTTAGAGATTAAGCGAGGTAACGAGATGAGTAGATTATCTAATGCACAGCTAAAGGCTTTTGATGAATGGCTGTTTGATTATCGCTTTATTGATAACAAGATTGCACTTCGAAAACTTGAGCTACAAACTGATATGAATACCGAAGTAGATAAAAATATCGGTGGAGGAAGAGCAAATTTTGTTTCAAAAGTTACTGAGGATGTGGTTGCAAGGTGGGATTCAGATAGGGAACTAAAGGGTCTATCCAATTTCAAAGAAGCAGTTATTGCAACGCTAAATCTTTTGGATGAAGAACTAACTGATATTTTTAATCTTAGGTGGGGCGTTGGTTCAAGTAACACTTGGGAAGAAATTGCCTATACAAGACATCTGTCGCGTAAGTCTATTTACCGCAAAAGGGAGCGGATTCTAGAAATATTTTCCAAAAAAATAGGAATGTGACACAAAAATGTATGGAATTGTCATCTTTTTGATGATAAATTGGTAGTATGAGTTTAAAGGTAAGGCAAATAGTGTCTTGCCTTTTTGTTATGCTTGGAGGTGATGGAAAATTGAGTAAATTAACCCTAAAACAGAAGCGTTTTGCAGATGAGTACATCATCTCAGCTAACGCGACAGCAGCTGCTATTAAAGCAGGGTATAGTAAAAAGACAGCAAGGTCAATAGGTCAAGAAAACTTGACCAAACCTGACATTAAAGCTTATATAGACGAGCGGCTTGAAAAACTTGAATCTGAAAAGATTGCTACGCAAGAAGAAGTCCTACAATATCTCACTTCAATTATGCGAGGAGACCAACAAGAAAAGACGCTCATTAGCGTTGGAGAGTTTGGCCAGAAGATAGTTGACATCGATGTTGGTGCCAAGGATAGAATCAAGGCAGCTGAGCTACTAGGCAAACGGTACAGGTTATTTACTGACAAGGTTGAAATGGATGTCAGCTCAGATGTAACCATTAACGTAGGTGAGTGGGATGACGACTAAACAGCGCCCTAAAATTAATATCGTGATCAAGCATCCTAGCAAAGTTTTTAACAAACATATCTACGACAAACTTTACAACTATAGCAACTTCACGGAAGTTCATTATGGTGGGGCGTCTAGCGGAAAGTCTCACGGTGTTTTTCAAAAGATAATTTTAAAAGCACTTAACCCTAAATTCAAACATCCCAGAAAGATATTAGTTCTCAGAAAAGTCGGTGCAACTGTTAGAGACTCTGTATTTGCTGATATCATGTCTAATTTGTCGTATTTCGGCATCTTGGATAAATGTAAGATAAATATGTCGGCTTTTAGAATAACGCTCCCAAATGGCGCAGAATTCATTTTCAAGGGTATGGACAACCCAGAGAAGATTAAGTCAATTAAGGGTATATCTGATGTGGTTATGGAAGAAGCTAGTGAGTTTACGCTTGATGATTATACGCAGTTGACCTTGCGTTTAAGAGATAAGAAACATCTAGAGAAGCAAATATACTTGATGTTTAACCCGGTATCAAAAGTAAACTGGGTTTATAAAGCCTTCTTCGTTAAGACACCTAAGAATACAGTTGTCTATCAAACAACTTATAAAGACAACCGCTTCTTAGATGATGTCACGAGAGAAAATATCGAGGAACTAGCCAATAGGAATGAAGCTTATTACAAAATATATGCTCTTGGCCAGTTTGCTACACTTGATAAACTAATTTTTCCCAAATATGACAAGCAAATATTAAACAAAGACAAGTTATCACACTTGCCTTCTTTTTTTGGTTTGGACTATGGATTTATCAATGATCCTTCGGCACTTTTGCATGTTAAAATCGATGACGCAAACAAGAAGTTATACATCTTAGAGGAATATGTCAGGAAGAATTTGACCAATGACAAAATAGCAAATGCTATAAAGGACCTCGGCTACGCCAAAGAAGAAATCAGAGGAGATTCGGCTGAAAAGAAATCTAATCAAGAGCTGAGGAATTTAGGTATTCCTAGAATGATTGATGTTACCAAAGGGCCTGGAACCGTTATGCAAGGAATACAGTATTTGCTTCAATATGATTGGATTGTTGATGAAAGGTGTGTCAAGACTATTGAAGAACTCGAAAATTACACTTGGAAGAAAGACAAGAAGACTAATGAGTATACCAACGAACCAGTTGACAGCTATAACCACTGCATTGATGCCATAAGATATGCCGTACAAGACAGAATATACCAGTCGGCGGATAGAAGTAAGCGCATGAAAAATGCTAAATATTATTTTTAGGAATGAGGTGAAACTTTGGAAGAAAAACAATTTTTAGCAGGAACTCGTTTTAATGAGAATGCTAATAAGCAATTTATTATGCTGCAAGAAGACTTTGAAGCAATTGACTATGAATCAAAACTTTGGATAGATCAACTTAAGAATTACATTTCAAGGTTTAAAGCAGAACAATTAGAGCGTTTGAAAGAGTTAAAGCGATACTATCTTGGGGATAATAACATCAAGTATAGACCTGCTAAAACAGATAAATACGCAGCGGATAATCGTATTGCAAGTGATTTTGCTAAGTATATTACGGTATTTGAGCAAGGTTATATGCTTGGCGTTCCCGTTGAGTACAAAAATGAAAATAAAGACCTCCAGGCAGCTATTGACCTTATGTCGGTCAGAAACAATGAGGACTACCACAACGTCAAAATAAAAACAGATTTATCAATTTATGGAAGAGCCTACGAGCTGTTAACTGTTGAGAAAATAGATGACAAAAAAACCGAAGTAAAACTCTACCAGCTCCCGGCCGAGCAAACTTTTGTTATCTATGATGATACATACCAGCGAAATTCGTTGATGGCCGTTCATTTCTACGACATAGATTACGGCTCAGGTAAACGTAAACAGATTATCAAAGCATATACTTCCGACACAATTTATACCTACGAAGACTATAACCTTGAAACAAAAGGTATGCGATTAAAAGATTATGAAGGACATTTTTTTAGAGGTGTACCAGTCAACGAATACGCTAATAACGAGGAGCGAACGGGGGCTTATGAGTCTGTACTTGATAATATTGACGCCTATGATTTATCTCAATCAGAGCTTGCTAACTTTCAACAAGATTCAGTCAATGCGTTGCTTGTAATAGCTGGTAATGCTTACACAGGAGCTGATGAGAATGACTACTTAGATGATGGCCGATTAAATCCTAATGGTCGTTTAGCGATCTCAATTGGGTTTAAAAAAGCCCAAGTGTTAATTTTAGACGATAATCCTAATCCAAATGGCGTTAAACCGCAAGCGTACTTTCTCAAAAAAGAGTATGATACCGCCGGTAGCGAAGCCTACAAAAATAGATTAGTTGCAGACATTTTGAGGTTTACTTTTACGCCAGATACACAAGATATGAAATTTTCAGGAGTTCAATCTGGTGAATCAATGAAGTATAAGCTTATGGCTTCTGACAACTATCGCGAGAAGCAAGAGAGGTTGTTTAAAAAAGGATTAATGCGACGCTTACGCTTAGCAGCTAATATCTGGGCCATCAAAGGGAATGAAGCAACTACATATAGCCTTGTAAATGATACGAGTATAGTTTTCACACCTAATCTTCCTCAAAACGATAATGAAATTGTTACAGCTGCACAAAATCTTTATGGCATTGTTAGCGATCAGACTATCTTTGAAATCTTAAATACTGTCACAGGAGTAGATGCTGAAGCAGAGCTTGAACGCTTGAAAGAAGAAGCTGATAAAAAGCAATCTTTACCGGAGCCTAGATTGGTAGGTGATGCTAGTGGTCAAGAAGAACCAACGGCAGAAAAGCCTTAATTACTGGCAAAAGCGTCAAAAAGATATTCTAAGTTATTTAGACAGAACTGATTTAGATGTCTTTTCAGAACTGCAGAAGTTATATAATGAACAGGCTTTTGAGTTACAAAAGGAATTGTTTGATTTTTATACTAAGTATTCTGAAGAGAACAAAATGACTTATCAGGATGTCGTTAAAAAACTACGTCATGAAGATTTATCAGATTACGTAGCTAATGCTAACAAGTATCGTAAACAAGCTGAGAAAGATCCTGAGCTGCTAAAACGACTTAATGAGCAGTATGTATCAGCAAGAGCTACAAGGATGGATGCATTAAATCTTGAGCTTGTTTATCGTGCGGGGATACTAAAAGGTGTACTTGATTCAGCATTTGAAAATCATTTAAAAAAAGTTGCCTCATATGCTTATAAAAAAGCAATGGGTGGACGGTCAGGGACAATCAATGGTCCAGTTTTAGAAGAACTGGTTAGAACCCCGTTTGATGGTTATAACTATTCAGAACAGTTGTGGGGCAATACTGACAATCTTGTTAAGAATCTTCAAAAGAGATTAAAACAAGGTTTTGTTCGTGGCGAGCATCCTAGAGCGATGGCCAGAGATTTAGCTAAGCGATTTAATGTTGCTAATCACAGGGCTGAAACACTAATCAGAACTGATGGAACTATGGTGATTAATAATGCTACCGCTAGGCGCTACTTGAATGCAGGACTTAAGTATTATCGTGATTTAGTTAGACTTGATGACAGGACAACTGAGATATGCCGTACAATTGCTAAAGAAAACAAAAGAAAGCTATTATCTGAGCTAAAGCCTGGAATTAATGTAGCACCCTATCATTTCAACTGCAGAACAACTATTATTCCTGATGAAGATGAGCTAAGTATTGAAGTAGAACCAATTGATGATAAAAGCACTAAGTATTTTAAGGATGTCACCTCAGATTGGATAGATGGAAATGAGCATAAACCACAACTGTCACTACTAAATGAGTACGTAAAAAATGGCACTCCTTACAAAGTAGATGGCCATAGTGTCGTTCTTGATCATTCGAATTATGAATATAGAGTTGCTAATTGGTTATCCAAAAAGACAGGATTGCAAGTTGACATGGTGCCAAGAGTTAATTCCCCTGAACATATCAAGACTCCTGATTATTTAGTTGATGGAGCTCCTTTTGATCTAAAAGAAATCACAGGTTCGGGTAAAAACGTCATTGATGGCAATCTACGAAAAGCAAAAAAGCAGGCAACTAATATCATTTTTGATATAACAAAAACCCCTTTATCATTTGAAGAGATAATGGGGCAATTAGAACATATTTATATGATAGATCGTAGGGGTCTTGATATATCAATTATCAAAAATAAAGATGAGGTATTAGCTGTATTAGAAAAAGAAGGAGGATGACCCACCGCCTCCACAGTAAACTGCTTCATGGGCGTTAGACCATCATCCTTCTTTATCTCAATTATACATCACCCTATTAAAACTATCAAGGAGGAAAATATGTTTATTTGGCAAATGGTATTAGTGGCACTAGGTGTATTGGTACTCATATTGATTGTTGGCATTGCAGCAATAGCGGTTAAGTCAATTATTGCAGAATTGAAAAAAGAAGGATAAAACAATGAATAAGCGCATTAAGAAAAAACGTAAATTGGAAACAGCGGTTGTGATGCTTGTTGCAGAGAATGCCATGCAAGCAGAAGCTATTAAAAATCAAAACAAACAAATCATGGAGCTAAAATCAATCGTTCAACGAAACGCTCTGGCAACAAACGAAGAGTTAGCGACTGTTAAAGCTGCTACTTTAGATAACCAATCAGTTATCAAGGCAATTGGTGACACGGTTGACTATATTAAGAAAAACTACAAACGGAAGTAGGGGAAATAAAGTTTAACCGTGTCGAATTTGACCTCTTTACAAATCTAAACCAAAGTCGTAGCAATACGGCTTTTTATTGTGTCCAAACTTTGTTGATGACACTAAAAGCTACACTGTTTCGTCGCAGGACGTAAAGCTAGACTATCGGTTGGTGGCGTAACCACTAGGAGAAAGTTATGGCAGAAGAAAATGTAACAACAGAGACAACTGAGCAAGTCGACACTCAAAAAGAAGCTGTTGAACATCCTAAGCATGAATATGAGCGAACTTTTACTCGCGCAGACATCTCAAAAATGATGGCTGCTGAACGCACTAAATGGGAATCTGAACAATCCGCAGCTATTGAAAAAGCTCGTACAGAAGGTGAACGTTTGGCCAAGTTGTCAAAAGATGAGCGCGCTAAAGAGGAGGAACAAAAACGTCTAGATGCTATCGCAGAGCGTGAAAAAGCAGTAGCAGAGCGTGAGATGCGCATTGAGACGCATTCCCTGCTTGTGGAGAAAGGATTGCCATTGGATTTTATTGATATTGTTTTAGCCACTACTGCAGAAGAGGTTAAGGCCAATATTGATAATTTACAAACTATTTTTGATAAAGCTGTTGAAAAACGTGTTAACGATCGTTTAACTCAGAAACCGCCACGAACTGGAAATGGCTCGGTCGGTATGACTAAGGCTGACATCATGGCGATAGAGGATGACGACGAACGTATGCGTTTAATTGCTGAGAATCGTAACTTATTTTAAGAGGGGAATATTATGGCTGAAAAAAACTTAAACACTATGGCGGACTTAGGAGATATTAAATCAATTGATTTTGTTAACAAGTTTTCCAAAAATATTAATGATTTACTAAAATTGCTAGGGGTTACTCGTCGTGAAACATTAACTAACGATCTAAAAATTCAGACCTATAAGTGGGAAGTGACTTTAGATCAAACTGATCCTGGAGAAGGGGAAACAATCCCTCTGTCTAAGGTTACTCGAACTAAAGATAAAGACTATACAGTGAAGTGGTTCAAGAAACGTCGTGCAACTACAGCTGAGGCAATTGCTCGCCATGGTGCAGCTCGTGCTATTACTGAAGCAGATAAGCGCATTATGCGTGAGCTTCAGAATGGAATTAAGGATGCATTCTTTACATTCCTCAAAACAAAACCAACAAAAGTTAAAGGCGTTGGCCTTCAAAAAGCGCTGTCTGCATCATGGGCTAAGCTAGCTACTTTTAATGAGTTTGAGGGTTCCCCGCTTGTTTCTTTTGTCTCTCCTTTAGACGTAGCTAACTATCTTGGAGATACTAAAGTAGGTGCGGATGCCTCTAATGTTTTTGGAATGACATTGCTTAAGAACTTTTTGGGTATGCAAAATGTGATTGTTATGCCATCTGTGCCAGAGGGTAAAATCTACTCAACGGCTGTAGAAAATCTAGTTTTTGCATCTTTAAATGTTAAAGGGGGAGACTTGGGCGGCTTGTTTGCTGATTTTACTGATGAGACAGGTTTAATTGCTGCAGCTCGTAATCGTCAGCTTTCTAATCTTACCTATGAATCTGTTTTCTTTGGGGCGAATGTACTGTTTGCTGAAATTCCTGAAGGGGTTGTAGAGGCAACAATCGAAGCTGCTGCTGTACCCGGCATTGGTGGTTAAAGGCTATTTATATGGGTGATAAACAACTTATTGACGATATCAAACTCTTTATAGGTATTTCCAAGGGTGATGGTGCGCAAGATGAGCTCATCACCCTTGCTATATATGAAAGTAAAGAGCGTGTGCTAGCTAAACTTAATGAATACTCAGAAACTGAAATCACCAAAATTCCTGATAGATTGAGGTTTATTGTCCGTGATGTTGCTATTAAACGGTTTAATAGGATTAATTCAGAAGGAGCCGTTGAAGATAGCGAAGAAGGAAAGACTTTTAAGTGGGACAGTTACCTTAAAGAGTATGAATCAACACTCAGAAGCGCTGCTATTGGGAAGGTATATTCAGGCAAAGGGGTAGCAAGATTTATTTAGGAGATACACAATGATCTATAAAGATAGAGTAATCTTAGTGTATGTCGATGAACAGGACGATTTTCTAGATAAAAGAACTGTTGAAAAACCTAGCGGGAAAATCCCCTGTATGGAAAATACTTTCACAAAATCTGAACAGATGGGGCTATTTGGTAAATATGATTTGAATGCTTTTAAGTTGCACTTGCAAGGCCATTACGACGGCTTTAGCAAGATTATCTACAAGGGAAAATCGAGGTTGATAAAGGGACTAGCACACCATAAAAATAGCACGGTTATTTATGTATGAGTCTTATTTATCGGATGAGAGGCCTAGATAGGTTTTTACGCAGCGTTGAGCGCAAGCAGAAGTCAGTACGAATCGCTGTAGATAAAGAGCTTAGTAAATCAGCTGCTAGGATTGAGAGACAGGCTAAAATACTAGCCCCGGTTGACACTGGATGGCTGAGAGCTCAAATCTACAGTGAGCAACAACGACTCTTACACTATAGAGTGGTTTCTCCTGCTTTATATTCTATTTATCTTGAATTAGGTACTCGTAAAATGGAAGCTCAACCGTTTTTAGACCCTGCTCTGAGAAAAGAATGGCCTGTGCTAATGGCTAATCTCAAAAAAATGTTTAAGAGGTGATGCATGGATTACTCACCAGAAACACTATATTTAAAAAAGGTAAAAAATAGATTGGGAGTTTTGGACATACCAATCTATTTTAAATTGCCTAAATCAGACGTTTTAGAGCCTTTTATTGTTGTGGGTACAAATATATCAGACTTGTCAAAAACAGCTCAAACTGGAGCAGTTATTGACGATTTTAGCCTGAATATCGATGCTTTCTTACCTGGCGATAGTCGTTTGGATGCAGAAGAGATAAAAGCTCGCATGCTTAGACTGCTTGGGCGGAATAACCAAATAAAGGCTCAGATTTTGGTAGATAATTCAATAGGACGAGAAGTCTATAGAGTTGCTATCAACATTACAGAAACACTATTTTAAAGGAGACCTAAATGGCAAACACTAAAGAAGGAACAACTATTGAAATTACAACAGGTAAACCGATTGTAGGGAAAAAGATTTTTTATTTCATCCAATCAGTTGACGCTAAAAAAGGGAGTAAGGCTTTGCTGCCAGCCTATCGTACCGATGGTACTACAACCATGGGCGGTGAATACATTGATGAGCAAACCCAACAAGGCCGCGTTATTGAGAAGGCTACGGATGAACACTCTATTGATTTGACAACGTACTTTGTACCGACAGATCCATCTGTTGCTGTCATCGAGGAAGCTAAGAAAACGGGTAAATCTATCAAAATTTGGGAAGTTATTGCCGACGAAAGCGTCAAAGAACAAATCCAAATTCCTGAATCGAGTGGTCCCAAGAAAGATGTTTACCCTGCTAAGTTTGGGTACGCCAAGATTGACGAAATCGAACGTGGTACTGGTATTTCAGACTTAGTAGAAATGTCCTACACCGCTAACATTGTAGGGGCCTTACAAGATGGTAAATTCCCTCTCACGAAAGAAGAGAATTGAAATGCTAGAAAATGTATACGGCTATCAAAATCCGGGTGATACTACTGGCGACTACGATAATATCACTAAGTAGTACACAGGGGCGGCGACTGCTGCCCCATTTTGATTTAAAAAGGAGATAAAATAATGGAATTTACAGCAGCGAAACGAAATATCGATATTAAATTTGATTTTAAAACTATGTTTAAGATCAATAATAAACTAGGAACAATTAACCCAGAAACAGGAGAGCGCAATGCAGATGGTGTTGGTGCTTTGTTTTTCAATATCTTAGAGCGTAATGAAAGCGCCATTGTTGACCTTGTGCGTTTATCTGCGGGAAGCGGAAAAAAAGCGCTAACTGAAGATGAAATTCTAGATGCAATTGCAGAAGCTGTTGATGAAGAAGGAACAACAGAAGGGTTGTTTGCTGAAATAGAGAAAGAAATGGTTGATTCTGGTTTTTTCAGAGCGAAGATTTTGAAATATATCGAAAACATGGAGAAATCAGCTCGCTATCTCAAAGCGAAGGACGATACGGACGCAACTCAAATCCAAATTATCGAAGACATGATTGGAAGAATGAGCAACGCAGTATCTTAGTAAATTGCGCACGGTTAGGGCTCACAGACATTGATACTATCTATAAATGTACTAAGTGGGAGCTAGAGGCTATTATGGAGGGGCTTGAGTATAAGCAGGTTGCTGAGCGCGAGAACCTCTCTGAATTGTCTCTAAAACTTAGATATACATTAAATGCTAAAAAGGTTGATGTAGGTAAGCTCAAATATGATAAGCATAGGCTAACTATCAAAAGATCGTATCAAAAAGCTAGCCGTAGCCAAGCCGATAGTGATAGCAGTATTGTTGAGAGAATACAAATGCTTAATAATCATTTTCAAAATAGATAGATAAGGAGGAGTAGATGCCAGGAACATTTGATGGTTCTATTTTCGCTGATGTTGGTGCCAACACAAAGGACTATGAGCAGGCCATGGCTCGTATTGTTAGTACGACTCAGAATGCTTTCAGAAAAGCCCAAGATACAGCGGTTAACAGTAGTAATAAAATGGTTCAAATCATTGGACAAATCATGGCCCAATTAGCGAACAACGGCGAATCGCTCGGAAAGAGACTTGGTTCCGCCTACGCTACTGGTTTAAAACTGAGCATTGGTGAAATTCAACGTATAGCAGCTTCCATTGGCGAAAAAATTCCCGAACCCATAAAGAATGGTTTCAATAAAGCTTTTTCAATTATCCAAAATAGCGTACAGAAGTTATCTAGCGCCATCCCTCACCCCATAAAATCCGCATTCACAAGTGCAACAAGTGCAGTAGTTAGCTTTTCGTCTAAGATCACAAGTGCCGTCTCAGCAGCTTTCAACTCTGTTAGTTCTAAAGCGAGTACTGTTGCAGATAAAATCAGTAGTAGTTTTGGGGGTAGAATCACTTCAGCGGTTACTAATTTAGCGACTAAGTTAAGTACAGGTCTTAGCAATGGTTTTAGCAGAATGTCTAGTTCTGCGGCTACTTCCTTGAATGGAATCAGCCAGAAATTCGCCAACACCTCTTCTGCTGGAGAGAGACTCAAAAGTACAGTGATGAGCATCGTGCAGGCCTTTAGTTTAATGGCTGTTGCTCAAAAAGCTATGCACGCTCTTACTGGGGCAATAGGCGGGGCGGTTAGTCGGGTTGATACCATGAACCGCTTTCCGAAAACGATGGCACTATTTGGGTATTCTGCTGAACAATCTAAGGCATCAATTGATAAGTTGTCAAAAGGAATTGAAGGTCTGCCAACTCCCCTAGATAGCGCTGTGAAAAGTGCTCAGCAGCTCGCCATAACCACAGGAAGTTTAGATAAAGGAACTAGTTTAGCCCTCGCCTTCAATAATGCAATGATCGGTTACGGTGCAACAACTGAAGGGGCTGAGCAAGCACTCAGGCAGTTTAACCAGTCGTTGGGGTCTGGAAAAATTCAAGCTGAAGAGTTTAACTCTGTATCAGAAGCTGCGCCGGGTTTAATGTCTAAAATGGCGGAAGCCTTCGGTTTTGGTAAAAATGGCGTACAAGATTTAAAATCAGCCTTATCTGATGGCAAAATCACTGCACAAGAGTTCGCAGATAAAATGATTGAGCTTAACGATGCCCAAGGCGGATTTGCAGAGATGGCCCAATCATCGGCTGGTGGAATCCGAACTGCGTGGAAGAACGTACATACCGCCGTTGTAAAAGGCGTAGCAGGTATGATTTCAGCCTTTGATGAAGCGGCTAAAGCTAATGGTATGAAGACCATTGCTGAAACACTTCTTAGCCTGAAGCCCGCAATAACCAGCGTTTTTGATACGATTAATTCTCTTATTCCAAATGCAGTTGCAGCATTCGCTAGGCTAAAACAGTCTATCAATATTGACTTTAGCCCATTAGGCGCCAGCGTTAAAGAGGTGTTTGCTCTTATTAATACTGTTCTTGGAGATTTTGCACATACTGGTGAATTATCAGGACAGACTTTTGATAAGTTAAAAGCAAAAATTGCTTCTTTAGCCCCTAAAGTCATTGCCCTTTGGGCAGTGATGAACCCTGCTAGCGCTATAGCAACGATAATGCCTTTGCTTTCTCTATTCGGAAAAGTTGGTCTAGCTTTAGGAAGTTTAGGGACTTCTGTCGGGGCGTTTGGTGGCATAATTTCTAGTGGGATAGCTAGTGCCAGCGGCGTTGTTGGTGCCTTTGCGGCAACTCTAAGCGGATTACCTGGCGTTTTTGCTACCGCAGCAGGGCGTGGGCTATCTGTGCTTGGAACTATGACAAGCGCAATGTCTAGTCTTGTGAGTTTAGCACTGGCGGCCATAGGACCGGCCGCTATTCTAGGTCTTGTGGTGGCAGGATTTGGTTTGATTAATAGTCAGTTTGGCGCACAAATCGACCAGCTACTTAACACCGCAGTTACAAAAGGTCCCGGTATTATTCAAGGCCTTGTAAAAGGGATTACTTCTAAAATACCAGCTTTAATAGCTAGTGGTACTCAATTGATTGCTAAATTTGCAAATGCTATCACAGTGTTATTACCAGTTATAATTCAAGCCGGCGTTCAGCTAATTACCAGCCTCGTCAAAGGTATTGGACAAAACGCAACAAGTTTAATTAGTTCAGCAATAAAAATCATTGATAGTTTTGTTGGCTCAATTATGAGTGCCTTGCCGCAACTTATTTCTGTTGGAATGGAGCTATTATTAAATGTTGTCAACGGCATAGTTCAAAATATACCTCTTATTATCCAGCAAGGCCAACAAATCATTGATAGTTTTGGGAACAGCTTACGGGCTAACCTTCCTAGTATTATTAGCAACGGTATAGCTATTTTGGTGAATCTTGTACAGGGAATTACTCAAATGTTGCCAACTGTTCTGCAGACAGCTACTCAAGTTATTACGAGTTTTGTATCTGGAATTGTACAGTTTTTACCGCAGTTACTTCAAGGTGGCATTCAAATCATTATTAGCCTTGTGCAGGGGATTATTCAAAATCTACCCCAGATTGTACAATCTGCTGTACAGATTATACAGTCTTTAGTTTCTGGACTGACGCAAGCTCTGCCTCAGATTATCGCAGCGGGCATTCAGCTTGTTGTACAACTAGCCGTAGCCTTGATAAAGGGACTTCCACAGATTATTTCTGCGGGTATTCAATTAATTACGGGACTCGGTAAAGCCATGTTAGAGGCTATCCCAAATGCTCTTTCAGGAGCTTGGGAAGGTATTAAGAGCGGATTCAGTTCGATGTGGGATCAAATCACAGGTAAGAGTTCCACAAGTACAGCTAAAGTCTCTGCGGACGCCACGGCCATGGCCTTGAATGTTGGTACTCAAACAACAGCTATGGCTAATCAAGCCAATACAGATACGACATCTATGCTTAATAGCATTAGTCAAAATACAGAGCTTGCTAATATAAACGCTACATCAAATGCTACACAGATGGCTAATAATGTTAATGCTCAGACAGGAACGATGAGTCTTCAGGGGTTGAATGATTCAATGTCTCTTGCGAGTGGCATTAGCGCTAATATGTCTGTGGCTAATATTAACGCTACTACTCAGGCTCAAGAAATGGCTTCAGGGGTTAATGGTGCGACTTCTTCAATGAATCTAGACGCCATTAATCATACGCTCAGCTTAGCTAGTGGTGTTGGTGCAAACATGGGAACCGCTAGCACAAGTGCAACTTCTCAGGCGCAAGCTATGAGCTCAGGAGTGAGTAACAGTCTGGCATCAATGCAGTCAAACTCAACTAAAGCAGCCTCTGGTCTGTCTAATAGCGTGACAAGTGAAATGTCTTCTGCAGCAACCTCTGCAACCTCAAGCGCCAATAGGTTGTCCTCGGCGGTCGAGTCTGGCTTCAATAAGGCGAAGACTTCAGCAACAACCTCAATGAATGGGATAGCCAATGCGGTTAAAACAGGATTTAGTAGCATTAACAGTACTGCAAAGCAATCTATGGCAAACCTTGTAAGTGCAGTGGCTTCTGGGATGTCTCGTGCAACCGCGGTGTCTAATAATGCTTGTCAGAAGATCCTCTCAATATTCAGGGCTTTGGCAGGGCAGATGTCTTCTGCAGGAGCTTATGCAGGTCAAGGTTTTGCTAATGGTCTAGCTAGTAGCGCAGGCACAATCTACGCAATAGCTAACAGCATTGCCGCTAACGTAGCAGCAACAATTAGACGCGCTCTGGATATTCACTCGCCATCTCGTGTCACTAAAACACTAGGAGCATTTACTGGAGAGGGGTTTGCCCTCGGTATGGCAGAGTGGATAGGTGAGATCAATAGTCTAGGTAAAGCATACGCAACAGCAGTTACTGATCAAAACTGGGGGGTAAATAGTACTGTTTCAACATCTGCTAAAGTTAATAATAGTGGAATCAATACCTCTCTTGATAATCTTAGCGAAGAGGTTAGGCAGTCTCAATTGTCAGAGCCTATCTTTGAAGTGCATAATGAGATTGTTGGAGATAAAATTTACACGGCTGTTAAAGAAAAAGAATCAAGAGAGCAATCTAAAGATTCTTATTTTGTTTTTGCCTAGAAGGGAGTATTTTGGATTTATTAATAGAAAAAGAGAGTCAGGCAACTAGATTGTCTGACTTTGGTATTTATAATATTGCTATTGAAGATAGTGCTCCTCTACTATCTGTATCACACCGAGCAGTCAAAGGAAGGAGTGGTTACATCTACGATGGGGCTACTTTTACGACTAAAACGCTTAAGGTCAAAGGAAGAGTGACGGTAAGCGATGTAGAAGGAGTTTTGGACAAACAGGACGAACTAAACGCTCTGCTTGTTGTTGACGAACCTTTCTACGTGACTAAGATGTACCCTGAAAACTCAGATCTATTTAACTTTGAGCTTCCAGGGGAAAGCACAGGAGACCTGCAACTTATTGGCTCTCCTCATAAACCTTGGAAATATAGATTTAAAGTCATCTTAGACGACACTATCACTTATGAATTTATAGGAAAAACCAGTCAAGGACTAAAATATAATCTTTCCTTCACACTAAGAACTGCTGAATTACCTTTCGGTGAGACAAAACCAAAGGACATAACTCTATCAGGGGGCAGTTTTGCCTATGGAGGAACCGCTAAAGCAAGTCAGTTAGAGTGGCCTTTTATTATAGAGCTTACTCCCTCTGGAGGTCAGACTAATTTTTATATTGAAATTGATGGCAGGCGCTTTGAGTTTAAGCAGAATAGCCAGCTACAAAATAGTGATAAATTACTTTTGACAGGCATAGCTACCACACTAAACGGAAATTATGTCAATGCTAAAACGAACTATGAGTATTTTATCTTCAATCCTAATCCTAACAAGAGAATTACTTACAAAACGGATTTTCTTGGCACGATTAGGATTTTAAATTTTGTAGAGTTGTATAAATAGGAGGGTCTAATGATTACTTTTTTGGATCATCGTGACATTGAGTATGGGGCCATTAGTGTCATTAGGCATACTAATGCTGTTAATGGTGAGCGCTCAGTGAGCGGGGAAATTTATACAAACAGTGATGTCCTCAATAATATCGATAGAGGGTGGCGACTTAGATTTGAAGATGAGTATTACGTTGTTATTTACGCAAAGCCTGTTGATGTTGGTCAAAAAACGCAAGTTTCGTTTGATGCCATACACCAATTTTTTTGGGACTTCAGCAAGAGTAGTATCTATGAGGGTCTCGGAGATGGGTCTCATACCATTGATACCTATCTAGAGACAGTATTTAAAGGTAGTGGGTACCGCTATAAGCTAGAAGTAGGTGTGAACGCATTTAGAAAACAATCTTTTAATTATAAGTCTAGGTTAGATTTATTCAATGAGATTATTAAAGCGACCGGACTTGAGTTTTCAGTCAGCGGGAAAGTTGTTCGGCTATTAAAAAACATAGGTACTGATCTGTCAACAGTGGTACGAAAAAATTTCAACATGAATGATCTTACCATTGAAAAAAATATTGATAGCTTTATTACCTATCAGAAAGGCTTTGGTGCATGGACCGACCCAGAGGACCACTCTAAGGGGAGACTTGAGGCGGAATACGAAAGCCCTCTTGCCAAGGAGTACGGTCGACTTGAAGGGGCGCCTCTGACGGATGAGCGCTTCACGGTGGCAGATAATCTAAAAGAAGCTTTAAAAAGTAATGTTGAAAATTCTTATAAGATATCAGTAAAAATTGATATGGAAGATTTAACGAGAGCTGGTTATAGATGTGAGAGGCCGGTTGCTGGTGACTACATTATGGCGATAAATGAGACTTTAGGTTTTCAAGAGCGTATACGGATAGTTTCTTTTACAAGCTACTACGACGCAACTGGAGCTTTAGTAAAACATGAAGTCACTTGTAATGATATCGGATCTGTGAAAAAACAAAGCGTAGGAAGTCTGTCTATAAACAGTAGAATCAATCAGATAGATGCAGATATTGCTTCTGCAATTGAAGTAGCAACACAAGCACTAGTGTCTGCTGACGGGAAAAATACTGTTTACGGTGGCACAGAAATGCCCAAAGATGAACCAAAAGGAACCTTAAAAAAAGGAGACATACTATTCCTAAAAGTTGGCGATACTACTAGAATGTATTTCTGGAATGGTGCTGAGTGGGAAGAACCCGAGGTTGTGAACGACCCAGAACAATGGCGTGAAGACCTCGAAAAACAAATCTCTGAGGCAATCGAAAAAGCCAAAAAAGCGCAAGAAGAAATCAACCAGCGCACCGACAAAGAGCTTGAAGAGTTTAGAGACACCCTCAAAAACCTAGCGTTACCAGAGGAAGCGATCAAAAAAATCACTGAGGCTATCAAAGTTGATGACATCCCGTCAATTAAACAGTCGTTTGATGACTTAAAAAATAAAGTCAGCGAGACAAGCGAGACCGCACGATTAAACGCTGAGATTATCGGGACAGATGGTAAGACCCGCTATAACAAAAATCTCTTGGTTGGCGACCCTAATCGCACAAAAACTTATGATCAAGATTATATAGAGCTCGAGGCCAACGACGGTGGTTTTAGACGCGGCGAGACATACACGATTAGCTTTAGCCAGACCTGTGAGTTGCTCAAAAAAGTGGCTATCACGCTGACGCAAGCTAATAATAAGGGAGTTAAACTGGTACTGACACCTACCAAAGCTAAGATGGAGGCGCAGACCTTTAATCTAAGTAAAGATAAGGAGGTCATCAGCGTCTATCCTTTGAGCTACAGAGCCGCTTTAACTGGTGACTGGTATAAATCTAAGCAAGTTGACTTAAATGCGGCAGAGGTCCAAAATTTGGCTCTGGAGATGGCTTATAGAGACGTAGTTGATAGCAATAATGCTAGTTTAGTTTTGGATTGGTCAGAAAATCCAGATGTTATTTTTGATGGAAATGGAGGTAGTTAATGTCAGAGACTATATCAGCTATAGTTGTGCATAAAAGCATGACAAAAAACGAGTGGGAGTCTAGTGACATCATTTTGCCACAAGGCCAGCTCGTCTATGAGTCTGACACAGGCCATAGTAAATTTGGCGACGGTAAAAATAGATATGCAGATTTGATCTATCAAGGTGGGCCACCAGGTCCCCAAGGCCCACCAGGTAAAACAGGGGAGCAGGGCCCGCCAGGCCCTGCTGGCAAGCCTGGAACGACAGATTATAATCAACTCCAAAATAAACCAAATCTAGATGCGTTTGCACAAAAAAAAGAAACTGATAGTAAAATCGCCAAATTAGTATCAAGCAAAGCAGATAAAAGCGCTGTTTACTTAAAAGCAGAGTCAAAAATAGAGCTAGACAAAAAATTGAGTTTGACAGGTGGCGTTATGACAGGCCAACTAAAATTTAAGCCAGCCGCCACTGTTGCTTATTCCTCGTCAACGGGTGGAGCGGTCAATATTGACTTGTCGTCTAGCAGAGGTGCTGGTGTTGTTGTCTATTCTAACAATGATACCAGTGATGGGCCGTTAATGAGCTTGCGGACGGGTAAAGAGACCTTCAATCAATCGGCGCTTTTTGTCGATTATAAGGGAACAACAAATGCCGTTAATATTGCGATGCGTCAGCCAACCACCCCCAATTTTTCATCGGCGCTTAATATTACTAGCGGCAATGAAAATGGTAGTGCGATGCAAATTAGAGGCGTTGAAAAAGCATTGGGAACGCTCAAAATCACGCACGAAAACCCAAACGTTAAGGCAAGTTACGATAAAAACGCTGCAGCGTTATCTATTGATATTGTCAAAAAGGCAAACGGTGTAGGAACAGCCGCTCAGGGAATCTACATTAACTCAACCTCAGGCACAACTGGTAAAATGCTCAGAATCAGAAACCTTAATGATGATAAGTTCTACGTCAAGCCTGACGGTGGTTTTTATGCCAAGGAAACTTCGCAGATTGATGGCAACCTGAAACTCAAGGATCCCATAGCGAATGATCATGCGGCAACCAAAGCTTATGTTGATGGTGAAATCAAAAAAATAAAAGCACTCTTAACGGCTAAGTAAATGTAAAAAGGAGGAGATATGAGCAGAGACCCAACATTAACATTAGACGAGTCAAATTTAACGATCGGCTCAGATGGACGTGTGCATTACACGTTTACGGCTAGTCAAGACAATCAAAAAGTCAGATTAGCCAGCAACTGTCTAGGAACAACTCGCTTTAATCAGGTTATGATTGAGAGAGGCGACAAAGCGACTGACTATGTTGCGCCTGTTGTCGTTGAGGGCAGCGGTGAGTCGACAGGTGTGTTTAAAAGTCTTGAGGAGATGCTTAGTGGTCTACAGTCTATTAATTTAGAGCTGACAGATACCAAAAACTCCAATCTTTGGTCAAAAATCAAGCTCACGACAAACGGTATGTTACGCGAGTATCATCGTGATCATATTAAAACAGAGATTGTTGAGAGCGCAGATGGTATTGCCAAGCGGATTGCCGATGACACTGGCCAAAAGCTGGCACTAATCAATGAGACCATCAAAGGTATCAAGCGTGAGTACCAAGACGCAGATAGACAGCTATCCGCGAGCTACCAAGCGGGCATTGATGGCCTAAAAACTCAACTGGCCAATGACAAAATCGGTCTACAAGCTGAGATTAAGCTGTCAGCTCAAGGCTTGTCGCAAAAGTACGACGATGAGCTGCGCAAGCTGTATGCTAAGATTACCACCACCTCATCAGGCACGACCGAAGCGTACGAAAACAAGCTTGAGGGCTTGCGTGCTGAGTTTACCCGTAGCAACCAAGGCATGCGCACTGAGTTAGAGTCGCAGATTAGCGGGTTAAGGTCTGTGCAGCAGTCAACTGCAAAACAAATCTCGCAGGAGATTAGAGACAGGACAGGTGCTGTTAGTCGTGTGCAACAGGACTTAGCCAGCTATCAAAGACGCTTGCAGGACGCCGAAAAAAATTACAGCAGTTTAACCCAGACGGTTAAAGGTCTACAATCAACTGTTAGCGATCCGTCAGGTAAAATCCAGTCGAGGTTTACACAACTACAAAATCAAATCGACCAACGTGTGACAAGAGATGACGTTATGTCAATCATCAACCTATCCGGAGATAGTATCAAACTAGCTATCCAAAAAGCCGGTGGTATTGACGCTAAGATGAGCGCTAAAGAGATTATCTCAGCGATAAATCTTAATGGCTATGGCGTGCGGATCTCTGGCGAGCGTATTGCTCTGGACGGTAATACGACCGTCAATGGGGCATTTGGGGCTAAGCTCGGTGAGTTTATTAAGCTCAAAGCTGATCAAATCATTGGTGGTACGATTGACGCTGCTAAGATTAGAGTGATCAATCTTAACGCTAGCAGCATTGTCGGCTTAGATGCTAATTTTATCAGGGCCAAAATCGAGCATACGATCACAAGTTTGCTCGAGGGCAAAGTTATCAGAGCTCGCAACGGAGCGATGATGATTGACTTGTCAAACTCTAAGATTGACTTTAACAGCAACGCTACCATTAACTTTAATAACAAAGACAACGCTTTGGTACGTAAAGACGGTACCCACACAGCCTTTGTGCATTTTAGCAATGCCACGCCAAAAAATTATACAAGTAGTGCGCTTTACGCCTCGATCGGGATAACCTCGTCAGGTGACGGGATTAACAGCGCGTCGAGTGGTCGTTTTTGCGGTGCTAGGTTTTTTAGGTACGCACGAGGTTACGAGCACACAGCGCTTGTCGATCAGGCCGAAATTTACGGTGATGATATTGTCTTTAGCGACGATTTTAACATCGATCGTGGCTTTAAGATGCGGCCTAGCCTAATGCCAAAAATGGTCGATCTCAATAAGATGTATCAGGCCATTTTAGCCCTCGGCCCGCTGCTGGTTACATGCTAATAACACAGCGTGGACATTTAACTCAGACACTACTAGTGCAATCATCAGAGAGTATAACTCATATATTAATGGATTATAGGAGACAACATGGATTTAACAGTACAAAACAAAGACTTAAATACGCTCTATAGTGTACTAGATAAAATTAAGGTTACTAATATGCGTGTCAATCGCGGCCGCGCTAAGCTGCTTGCCAAAGTAGAGGCTAAGCTCAGAGAGTATGCCAAAGACGAGGTTGATATTATTGATCAATACGCTGCTAAAAACGACAAAGGTAAGTGGTTAGTTGATGACAAAGGCAATGCTAAATTAACCGATGTCACAAAAGTAACTGAGCTTAACGACTGTTTAGACGAGTTAGCCAACGAGCCTATCGTCATCAAAGGCCATGAGTACTCTAAGCGATTTATCGACTTTTTGGAGTATCTGGCCGAGGCCGAAGATGAGTTTACAGGGGCCGAAATTGTACTGATTGACAACATTTTGGAACAATACGAAGAAAGTAAAAAAGGAGAATAATTATGCGCAATTGGAAAGTAACAGGAAACTATCCGCAGTGGGACGGTACAGGAGTAGTCATTGATACGCAGGTAATTATTACAGACGATAGGGGTTCGGTCATCACAGAGAAGATCAAAAAAGATTTGAGAACAGCTAATGATGCAGAAATTATCGAGGCTGCTTTAGAAGAGTTTAAAAAGACTGCTTACGTCGAAATTGCCATGGGAGAAGCAGTCCAAAAAGTGGACGAACTTGAAAGGCTGTCTCAAGAAACCGCTAAGACTGCTAAAACAGCCCAAGCAGCCGCTGGACTAGCTAAAGTGTCCGCAGAGCGTACACAGAAGATGATTAATTTGCAGACTATCCATATGTTAACGACTGGTGGACGAGTAGAGCCTGACATTTATAAAGGCATGCTTGAACTAATCGAGCCAGCCAAAAAAGGTGAGTATCAAGCGTATGATGTCTTTACTGTGGTAGACGAGTCACATGAGGAGCTGGCTGGCGAAGGCAACCTTGTCTTTGTGCACGTCAACGAGCCATTTACGTATGAGGCGCAAACTCTTAAAGATTTGGAATCAGAGGATAAAGTCACAGTTATTAAATATGCGGACTTAGTTAAGCAGGATTAGAGGTGATCTATGGCAACAGAGTTGATATTTGGCGTTGGTGGCTTTATTTTAGCTATCGTCACGACTTACAATATTTTTAATGCAAAATCCATCAAGCATGCGACAGATATTACGTTGTTGCAGTCCGAGGTAGAGCATTTAAAAATTGTTACACGCCAAAATGCTAGGCGGCTTGAAGAGCACGCTGAACAAAATAAAACATTGATTACAATGACAGAGCAAATTAAAAATTTAACAGATGATGTTAAAGATTTAAAAGATATGATGAGAGGAGAAATCAAATGATTAATTTAAAATTACGACTACAAAATAAAGTAACTTTGATGGCAATTTTGGGAGCTATCTTTTTACTGGCACAGCAATTAGGTATTAAACTACCATCCAATATTGCGGATATTGCTAACACAGCTGTGACGCTTTTGGTATTGCTTGGTGTTGTCACAGATCCAACCACAAAAGGCCTATCAGATAGTGAGCAAGCATTGACTTATCACGAGCCAAAACAATAGGAGGGGAAATGCGAGCAATCACACGATTAGCATTAGTTATAGCAATCGCAATACTGTATGTGCCGCTGTCTGTGATTGCTCTTATCTTTTATCCGTTTTTAGATAAGGAGGACAGATGACCTTTTTAGATGATATAAAAAAAGGCTGTATCAAAGGTTGGTTAGATTATAAAGTCTTGCCATCCTTGACAGCTGCTCAAGCAATCTTAGAGAGCGGGTGGGGTAAACATGCCCCCCACAATGCTTTATTTGGTATCAAGGCAGATGCAAGCTGGACTGGCAAGTCATTTAACACTAAAACTCAAGAAGAGTATCAGCCTGGTATCGTCACGGATATTGTAGACCGCTTTAGGGCTTACGATAGTTGGGATGAGTCAATTCTTGATCACGGACAATTTTTAGTCGATAATCCACGCTACAAAGCTGTGATTGGAGAGACTGACTATAAAAAAGCCTGTCATGCTATAAAAGATGCAGGCTATGCGACAGCTAGCGGCTATGCGGAACTGCTTATCCAGTTGATTGAGGAAAACGACCTACAAGAATGGGATAGGGAAGCTCTTAAAAATAATAAGGAGGAAACGATGACGACCGCAAAGGAAATTGTACAATACTGTGTTAACCTCGCAAACTCTGGGATGGGAGTTGATAAAGATGGTATGTATGGCACGCAATGCGCTGACTTGCCATGTTTTGTCGCTAAAAATTGGTTCGGAGTCGATTTATGGGGTAACGCGATTGATTTATTAGACAGCGCAAGTGCTCAAGGTTGGGAAGTCCATCGTATGCCAACAGAGGCAAATCCACGAGCGGGGGCTACGTTTGTAATGGCTGCTTCTGGGCATCAATTTGGGCACACAGGAGTTGTCATTGAGGATAGCGACGGTTATACCATGCGTACTGTTGAGCAAAACATTGATGGCAATGCAGACGCTCTGTACGTTGGCGCACCAGCTCGTTTTAATACTCGTGACTTTACTGGTGTGACGGGTTGGTTTTACCCACCATATCAAGAAGATGCCGTTACACAACCAGTCAGCACCGAGCCGCAAACGTCTGACACCATCGTAGAGACTCCAAAAACAGGTACTTTTACGCTAGATGTTGCAGAGATTAACATTAGACGTTGGCCAAGTCTCGCCAGCGAAGTAGTAGGCAGCTATAAGCAAGGTGACACCGTTAACTTTGACAGCGAGGGCTACGCTAATGGCTACTACTGGATTAGCTATGTCGGTGGCTCTGGTAAGCGTAATTACCTAGCGATTGGACAGACTGATAAAGATGGAAACCGTATCAGCCTTTGGGGGAAATTAAATTAGGAGGTAAAGCTCCGAGATAAGACAAATGCCCTCGCTTTTGCGGGGGTATTTTTGTTATCAAAATCAATATGTAGTGTTAGCTAATTTTTTAGCTAACAAGATATAGTACTTGACAAATATGTTATAATTAAGAAAAAGGAGGTGTAATTGAGATGCATGCATTATTTGTTGCAAATTATATAATTGAGTATTCAAATAAAAAAGGCTACCCAATCAATAATCTTAAATTGCAAAAATTATTATACTTCGTGAATGTAAGAAATATTCTTGAAAATGGAGCTCCTCTTTTTGAAGAAAGTATGGAAAAGTGGAAGTATGGACCAGTTGTTCCTGATGTCTATCATGAATATAAACGTTTTGGAGCTTTTTCCATCTCTACAGACGAGATGATTATGGAATATGTTGAATTCAGCCATAGCCCATTTGCTGACCTAGAAATAACCGAATACAATCCAGAAAATGTCGAGAATACTGGATTGATTGAGAATACGGTGGCTGCCCTAAATAATCGTGATCCATTTGAACTTGTTAATATTACTCATAGACACACACCTTGGAAAAAGGATGAGGATAGAATAATGGAAGGTATTCAAGGAATTAAATATACTATTGAAGAAATCAAAGATTATTTTGGAAATCATCCCGAGGAGAAACTATGGGTTCAATGCCATTAAAAGTTATTGATTCATTGCTGGACGGTGGCTTGGAAGATAATAGTGCTGATCCTATTAAAAAATCGACTTTAGATGTTTATTATCGTTATTTACTCGATTCTAACTTGACTATACCTTATAATAGAATTGCAAAATATGTATATGAAAATGAACAAAGCGATGAAGTTAATGAGATTTTAGAAAATAAAATCAAATTTATTGTAACTAAATTTCAAGGCGGTTCAAAAGATAAAGATATCTTAATAAAAAACCTTGATAAAATAAAAAATAACTATATGCTTGCCCAAGTTCAAAAAGAATTTATAGTGGAAAACTCAAAAATCACCAGAGATGGATTAAAGCAAATACGAAAATCAACAGATAATTTAGAAAAGCAATCTAACAGAATGGAAAAAAATGTAAGAGTTGCGGAAAAAGAATTAAAACAGTTTAAAAAAACAAAATCACAAATATATACTGATTTTGTAACTATTTTGGGTGTATTTTCGTCGTTTGTCTTTATTATGTTTGGAGGATTTAGTGCTTTGTCAACTATGATTGGGACTCTCAGTACAACTGAGGTATCAATTGGTAAAACTTTAGTCATATCGTCTATTCTATTAGGATTTTTGTTGATTCTAATATACTCTATGCTTAGTTGGATATCTATAATTATTGATAAACCCATTCCACTAAACTGTTGTAGTTGTAATGGCAATAAGCTAAAACACATAGGGAATACATTTCTTAACAACGGATATTTTTTCTTTTTATTGATAATTTGTGTCTTGTGCTTTATGCTAGGTAACTATTTTAAATAAAAAAACAACCGCTCAGATTAATTTCTGGGCGGTTTTTGTGTGTCTAAAAATTTTTTGAAATCTTAGTTTTCTTCTTCTTCTTCGGTAGTAGTATCGTTATAAACTATTTCTTCTGAATCATCCACAGAATTTTCTATTTCGTCTGTTGTAGAATCTTCAATATTATCAATTTCACTTACAGGGCTTTCTGTTAAGAGTCCACCCTTTTCATAATTAATATTAAATCCATCAGCGGTGTTGAAAACACGAACAGTTTCATTAATTACTCCATCGGAAGATAAAGCAGATACTAAAACTGATCTTGCTAATAACTCAGTCCCCTGATATTCAGGGATGGCGCTGTAGAATACATAAACATCAGGATTCTTAGTGATATGGCTTAAAACTTTTTTCTCAATATATTGCATCCCACCTTTACGTGTTCCTACATTTTGCATTTGAGTTCCAGTAATAGCGTTTTTCCGTATGGACTTTCCTCCAAGGCTATCGGCAAAGAGATGGCTACGTACAAATAAGTGACTGTTGTATTGTTTACCTTTTAATGTTGTTAACACTACAGGTACATTGTTGGTAACTTTGTATGACTTAGTACGTCTTGAATCATATTCTTTCTCACTAATTTCTTCATTATCGGCTCTATTATAAAATCTGAACCAACCGCTTGGTTCGGGATTTGTTTCCCATTTTTCACGGTATCCTTTAGACATGTCAATCATATCTTTTGTGACAACGCCGTAAGCGCCTGTTGAACGTTTATAGCCATCTAATGGGTTATAAACTACATCAGATACGGTTACTCTTTTTTCGCTTGTACCTTGTCCTTTATAGACTCTCTCGGTTGTTTTATATATCTTAGGAAAAGCAGATTGGTCAATGTTTGACTCACCAATTACAGTATAATAGTCTTTATATTCACCATAAGTCTGATTTACTGAGACTGTTTTAGCTAAGACTGTACTGTGATGATAAGTTGGAATCGCCATCACAGCAAATGATGCGAATGCTGCAACAACTATTCTGGCGAGAGAGTTTCTAAGCTTTTTAGACATATCCATGTCCTCCTTTAATTATTTACAGGTTAAGTATACCACTTTAAATTAAAAAAACTTAAAATTAATAAAATTAATTTGTTGCCAATATTGTACTAAAATTTCTTTTTATCTAATATTCGTCAATAGTTAATAAGTTAGTTTGTCATAAAATAGATGTTATTTAATTTTAAATAAGCTTTAAATTTAATTATATTATTTCCTGTAAAATACGAATAATAAGATAAGGAGGTGCTTTATGCTAACATACGACGAATTTAAACAGGCAATTGATGACGGATATATCACAGGAGACACAGTAGCGATCGTGCGCAAAAACGGACAGATTTTTGATTATGTATTGCCGCATGAGGAAGTGAGGTCGTGGGAGGTGTCAATAGAAGAAATAGTGGAAGAAGTGCTGCGGGAATTGGAGTAACATTACCCGTCAATCACCCGTTTATTTTTGTTTTTTCGTC